TTGATTGCTCGGATTTTTGCTGAAACCGGCGTAACTGATTTGTTCAAGCTGATCTTGCGGATGGTCACGACATATCAGGACCAACCGAAGACGGTCCGTATTCGGAACAAGTTTGTCGAGATCGACCCGCGCGGCTGGAATCCAGAAATGGATGTGGTTGTGAATGTGGGTCTTGGCACCGGGCAGACACAAGAGAAGATGGCGTTTTTGGGGCAGATTGCGGCCAAGCAAGAGCAAATCCTGCAGACGCTTGGTGCGCAAAACCCGCTGGTTAATCTGCAGCAATACGCCGGCACATTGCAAAAAATGATCGAAATGGCTGGCTTTAAGGACACGCGATCATTTGTTAATCCGCCATCTCAAGTGGCTGAGATTACACAGCAGATGGCGCAGCAGCAAAGTCAGCAGCAGCCTCAGATCGACCCAGCCTTAGCAGCGCAGATTGAGCGAGATCGTATTAAGCTTGAAAGCGATATTGCCCTTTCTAGGGAGCGCGCTCAAGCCGAGCTGGCCTTAAAGCGCGAAGAAATGCTGGCGTCCATAGAAATTAAGAAAGCTGAATTGGACCTTAAAAAGCAGGAGCTTGTTGAAGAAGCTAAACTCGAAGCAATCAAAATGGCCGCAAATCTTCCTGGCGGCCAAGGCAACATTCCGAGCCCTGCATAAATGAATGACGGAACATTGCGAGACGAAATGGCTCGCGGTCAGCGTGCAGCAGATTTGCTGCGCAATGAGCTCTTGATCAACGCTTTTACTGAACTTGAAAAGCAGTATCACACGGCCTGGCGCACAACCGAGGCATCGGATGCGGATCGGCGTGAATACTTATTCAAACTTTTCACCGCTCTTTCCGACGTGAAAGGGCATCTGGATCAGATCGTCGAAACCGGCGAACTGGCTAAGCGGCAGCTTGACGACCTTTCGGGTCGCAAGCGGCTTTTCTAGGGCCAAGCACACGCAGCCCTTTGGAGTTTAAATGTCTACTCAAATTTCGATGGAAGATGCTGTTTCATTACTGGTGAACCCTCAAGAGGACAATCCACCTGCCGAAACGCTACAGGCTGACGATGATGACGTAAGCCAAGACTCACAAGCTGACGATGTAGTTGAAGACGCTGCATTTGACGCTGAAGAAAGTGAGGAACAATTTGCTGATGACGATGATGCTGACGAGGTTGAACCGGAACTGCTCGACGACTCAATCGAGGTAACGATTGATGGAAAAGTTGAGAAAGTCACCCGTGATGAAGCCGCCAAAGGCTATCAGCGACAGGCAGATTATAGCCGTAAGACGATGGAGCTGGCCAAACAACGCAAGGCCGTTGAAGCCGAGGCTCAGAAGATTACGGCAGAGCGTGAACAATACGCTCAAGCGCTACAGTTGATTCAAAGCCAGCTCAGCGCCGAGGAGCAGCCGGACTGGAACCGGCTGAAGGATGAAGACCCGTTTGAATACATGGTTCAAAAAGATGCATGGCGCGACAAGCAAGAGCGTCTAACACAAGTTCAAGCCGAGCAAAGCCGTCTGCAGCAACAACAGATGGCAGAGCAACAGCAAGCGATGCAGCGAGAAGTCGCCACGCAGCGCGATGTTTTGTTGGAACGCATACCGGCTTGGCGGGACCAAAAGGTAGCAGAGACAGAAAAAGCGGCTGTGGTTGCTTACGCAAAAAGCAGCGGTTTTAGCGATGATGAAATCAGCAATGTCGTTGATGCTCGCGCCGTCGAATTACTGCACAAGGCATGGAAGTTTGATCAGCTTATGAAAGATCAAAAGGTTGATGCAAAACGGGTCAAAAACGCTCCAAAGGCAGCCAAGGGCGGGCAGCCGGTCACGAAAAAGCAGCGCACGTCACGTCGGCGCCAGGCGGCGTTCGATAAGCTTAAAACCTCGGGCAAGATTGATGACGCAGTGAATCTCTTGCTCCTCAAGGAGTGATCAATGACTACTTTAACAGCTAATAACGTCGTCGGGGCGCGTGAAGACCTCGCAAATGTAATCGCACAAATTCAACCAGCGGATGTTCCAATTTATAGTGCTGCCAAGAAAGAAACCTCCTCCGGCGTCTTTCATGAGTGGCTTTATCAAGACCTGGCAGCTGCTGCCGATAACAAGCTTGCGGATGGTGGTTCACTGTCAAGCGCCGCTGTGACAGCTCCTGTTCGCATCGGAAACTATCATATGATTGCCTCAAAGGTCGTCGCAATTTCAGGCACTTCAGAGTCTATTAACGCTGCAGGGCGTGACTCTGAAATTGCTTATCAAAAGCTTTTGAAGGCAAAAGAGCTCCGGCGCGATATGGAGCTGGCTTACATCACGGACAATGCATATGTGTCATCTGGTACCCGTGAGTGCGCGTCAATCACCAGCTATCTGTCAAACGTCAGTTTTTCAACCGCTGGTAGCACGTCAGCTTTGGCAGCCAACAACCAAAACGGTTCAGCTGCCATCACCACCACCGGCACCGATCGTTCGCTGACCATCGCAATGATCGACGCTGTTATGCAAGATTGCTACATTGACGGTGGCGAGCCGAACATGATGGTTATGTCTCCAGCTCTGAAAAATGCCTTCAGTGGCATTTCAAACGCTATGGCATCTGGCACAAGCAACCAAGTGCAGGCGACCGAAGGTAAGGCACTGACTCTGAATGGGTCCGTGTCGATTTATATGAGCGATTTCGGAGCTCTCGACGTAACTCCATCACGGGTCATGGCAGCCAACCACAATGATCGCGTGTTCTTGCTGGACACCGATTATTTGGCTGTTGCAACGCTGCCAGGTCGTAACTTTGTGACTGAGGAGTTGGCGAAAACTTCGGACGCCGAAACCTTCGCAATGATCACTGAGCATACCATTAAATTGATGGCTCCAAAGGCTCATGGCGCTGTCATCGACATTGATGGCACTGTGACCTAATAGGTCAGACACACACAGCTTAGAGGGGCGCGAAAGCGCCCCTTTTTTATTGCCGCGTCGGATGACGCCGCACCTCCCTTTGATGGATTTTACATGCCTGATTTCAAAACAGTCAGCGTGGATAATTCCACGCAGACCAAAGCTTCAATCCTGCGCGACGGCGAGAACTTGGTGATTCGTCACGAGCAAGACACGACAGCAATTCAAGAAGCCGCAAAGCAAGAGCGTAACGCGTACCAAGCTGGCAAGCTTATTGGTGACACGCAGCGACATCGGCAGAAGGTCGCTGAGGTTCCGACGTCAATTTATTTTCAATTGATCGCAAAGTTTGGAACGCCGCGTCAAAACCCGCGCGATTGGCAAAAGTGGCTGAGCGAAAACCCTGATTTCAAAACAACGAATATGAGTTGGTAATGGCAATCTCGACATATGCAGAGCTGCAAACAGCGGTGGCGAACTGGCTTGATCGCACAGACCTGAGCGCTCGCATTCCAGAATTTATTACGATTGCTGAGGTTGGTTTAGACCGGACTTTGCGTGCGCGTGAATTGATCAGCCGTGCCACGGCTACGGTAGATGAACAATATGAAAACTTGCCACGCGATTTTGCACAAGAAATCCGACTTTATTTGACTAGCACCAGCCCGACAATCCAGCTCAAGTCTATGTCGCCTGCAAGCTTGGTGCAGCAGTTTCCAAACAGCTCGGCTGGCACACCTCGCGCGTATGCGATTGTTGGCCCTCAAATTCAATTCGCACCGCAGCCAGACGCTTCGGCTTCTATCACAATGGAGCTGACCTACTACTCAAAGGTCAGCAGTTTTGCGTTGTCAGATAGCAACACCAGCAACGTGATTTTGGACCAACATCCTGATGTTTACTTGTACGCCACGCTGGCTGAAGCCGCGCCATTCTTGATGGATGACAAGGCGGCGCAGCGTTACGTCAACTTGCGCGAAGCTGCGGTGGCGCGGGCGAATGAAGCCAATGACGACGCAAGCTACGGCGGGACACTTTCGATGCAACACGGCCTAAGGAACATCGCATGAGCACAACAGTCTGGTCGTCAACTGGCGGCACCACAGTCACACAAAGCCTGGCTGATCAGGCGGCTACGTCAGCGACGGCTGCGGCTACGTCAGCGACTGCGGCGGCTACGTCAGCCACAGCCGCTGCGGCTAGTGCTACATCTGCCGCAAATGCGGCCACAGGCTTAAAGGTCAGCAGCGACGACCAAAGCCCAAGCACCTTAGAGGACAAGCTGATCGCCGGCACCGGGGTCAGTTTTACGACAAACAATAGCGGGGCCAACGAAACCCGCACAATCAACGTAAGCGGCTTCCAGTCAACAGATGCTACTCTGACGGCTTTGGCTGGCCTCACAGTCAGCGCTGATCAAATGATCTACGCAACGGGCAGTGATGCCTTTGCGACTAGCTCAATCACAAGCGCCGGTCGTGCGTTACTTGACGATGCTGACGCAGCAGCGATGCGAGCTACATTATCGGCTCAGGAATCCGATGCGACGCTAACCGCCCTAGCCGGTGTTTCGGTAAGCGCAGACCAGATGATCTACGCAACCGGCAGCGATGCCTTCGCAACAACTAGCCTCACGGCTGCGGGCAGGGCGTTATTGGACGATGCTGATGCGGCTGCTCAGCGTCAAACGCTATCTGCTCAAGAAGCTGATGCAACGCTAACCGCCTTGGCAGGTGTTTCGGTCGGTGCTGATCAGCTAATTTATGCAACCGGCAGCGATGCCTTCGCAACAACTAGCCTCACGGCTGCGGGCAGGGCGCTTTTGGACGATTCAGACGTAGCAACTATGAGGGGCACACTCGGCCTCGGCACAGCCGCCAC